AAGCATTTTATTACAAGCATTAGTTGTCCTTATTTTGATGACGGCATAGAAACAATACCAGCATACGATGAATTTATTAAGCAAGTTACACAATTTGCAAATGTGCAGTTTCTTATTATTGGCAGAGATAGTAATATTGTAAAACTGCAACAAGAACGAGTAAGAGGTAAACACACTACACCTGTGTTTATACAAGAGTTAGATAACATAATTTCTAACTATCGTACAATTTTTGCAAGTCAAGAATTGCTATACTTGTATAAGATGCCTTATTTAAATTGGTTAGAATCAGAATTAGGTGTAATTGACTTAACAACAGATGATAGTAAACTTTTAGAGACACTAAACAAAGATGCAAATGAAAAATATGTATCACAAGCAGAATCGGAATTAGACGAAACAATAAAATTAGCAAGTAGTTACAAAGGTGCAATATGAAAAAACAAGTTAACGAACTATGGATATGGCCACCCGGAGCAAGTGGGAATTTTGTAATGGTTAACCATTACGGAAGCGGTACAGAAAAACCTAACAACGAATTTCAAGTCGAAGGCCCGGTCAAATGGATACCAATGTTCTTTAACAAAATTCATGCATATCATTATCTAAAAATTGGGCATACTATAAGACAAGACATTTACGAAGATAATATACGCAAGTTAGTTGAAAGCAAAGAGGAAAACTTATCGTGGCATTGGGTGCCGATATATCTAAAAGAATATTTGGATATAAATGAGATACATTACATTTTACCAAAGCCTAATATACAGTGGTACATTAGTTTTTTAACTTTACTTAAAAACCGAACAACAAATACATATAATAAGTTTGTAAACAACGCATTAGAAGACAACGACTTAAAATTATTGGAATCAGACTACAAACAGCGAGTTAACGAAGTTAATAGTTTTGCAACAAACAAAACATACATCATTGATTATGAAAGTTTATTCTTTAAATATGATGAAGAAGTAATGAAAAGATATAACTTAACTAAAGATGTAGTAGAACAATACACACACGATAACATAACATTAGTTAGAAACTTTGTAAAAGAATATTTAAGCACAGAGCAACAACAACATTTTTTACCTAAACTTGATAGTTTGGTTTAGAGGAGTGCAATATGAAAATTTTAATCTTTGGGTTACCTGGAAGTGGTAAAACAACACTAGCAAAACCATTTGCTAACTTAATTGGTGCAGTACACATCAATGCCGATGTAGTACGCAAAAAATATGACGATTGGGATTTTAGTCCTGAGGGAAGAATAAGACAAGCACAACGCATGAAACATTTAGCAGATGGAGTAGTTATGTCTGATAAAATCGCAGTTTGTGATTTTATTTGTCCTACTGAAACAGCAAGAAAAGAGTTTAATGCTGATTATACAGTTTGGATGGATACAATTAAAATTGGCAAGTACGAGGATACTAACAGAATGTTTCAAACGCCTAGCAATGTTAATTACCATGTACGTGAATGGTTCGACGATACACACGCACAATTATCTGAAGTAATACTAAACTATATGAACAGAAACAATGTTTGATAGTAAGAAGCCAACAGTTCAGATGTTGGGTCGCTGGCAACCGTGGCATGATGGCCACACAGCATTATTTAAAAAAGCACTAGCACAAACCGGGCAAGTTTGCATTATGATTCGTAATGTACAGGGTGTAGACGATAATCCATTTGATATTGATACAGTCCGTAAAAACATCATTAATGGATTAAGTTTCGAAGGATTCGAGTATCGTAGAGAGTACAATATTATCAATGTTCCAAATATTGTAGACATTAGTTATGGGCGTGGAGTAGGATATACTATTACAGAACATGACTTAGGTAAAGAGATACACGACATTAGTGCTACTAAAATCCGTGCAAATATGCGAAAAAACGGCGATTTATAAAATAATTTAAAAAAATGGTTGACTTCGGATACATTCTAATGTATATTATACTTAACAACTAAAACAAAAGGGCTTATAATTCTTTTGTGTTTGTGGCGGAATAACTCTTCGGCAGAGGGGTAACGCACACTTAATCTTTTTAGGCGCCCAAGTGGGTTGGTTTAAGAAGCGGTGGTTCTAGTAAATTTCACGTCGAAACCTTGCAATATTAGATGTGATCTGCTATTAGAAAGTTGGAGGTGAGTTCACAGCAAGTCCTTCCAAACAGTTAGTTGTAACAATTATATTAGATTCAGAAAATAAAGGTTGACTTTGGGTTTAAAGATAAGTATAATTGTTAGCAGTACATCAGGAAGGTGTACACATTGCTATCAAGGCAATATTAAAACAACATAACTAGGCTATTAACTAGGCAACAGAGAGGCATATAACATGGCATCATTAGCAGAAATCCGTGCAAAACTACAAGCACAGGATACCCGTTCACAAGGCGGAAACCGCGGCGGCGACAAAGCAATTTATCCACACTGGAACATAGCAGAAGGAACAAGTAGTACACTGCGATTCCTTCCAGACTCCAACAATCAAAACACATTCTTTTGGGCAGAGCGAGCGATGATTCGTTTACCGTTCAATGGCATTAAAGGTCAAATGGACAGTAAGCCAATTACTGTACAAGTACCTTGTATGGAAATGTGGGAACCAGTAGGTTCTTGTCCAATACTAGCGGAAGTACGTCCGTGGTTTAAAGACAGTTCTTTAGAGGACATGGGTCGTAAATATTGGAAAAAGAAATCTTATGTTTTCCAAGGTATTGTTCGCGATTCGGCATTAGAAGAAGATGCACCTGAGAATCCAATTCGTAGGTTTATTATGGGACCACAACTCTTTAATATTATTAAAGCAAGTTTAATGGATCCTGATATGGAAGAATTACCTACTGATTATACAAAGGGTATCGACTTCCGTGTACTAAAAACTAGTAAAGGCGGATATGCAGATTATTCTACTTCTAACTGGGCAAGGAAAGAAACTGCTCTAACTGAAGAAGAACAAAAAGCAATCGAAACTTATGGTCTGTATGATTTGAACGACTTCTTACCAAAGAAGCCGAACGAAGCAGAACTAGGCATTATCAAACAAATGTTTGAAGATAGTGTTGACGGTAAGGCTTATGATTCCGAGAAGTATTCGCAATACTTCCGTCCTTCAGGAGTACAATTACCGGAATCGGCTAACAAGGCACCAGTAGCAACACCAGTGGCAACACCAGTGGCAACACCTACTGCGGCACCGTTTGCAGAACCAACACCAACTCCGGCGGCACCAATATCAGCACCTGTACAAACTGAGGCAGTAGCAACACCTGTTGCAACACCTGAGCCAAGTGCACCTGCTGGTGGATCATCTCAAAATGCAGAAGACATTTTAGCAATGATTCGTTCACGCCAAGCATAAATTAAAAATAATAGAGAGACGGCTTTATGTCGTCTCTCATTTTTAACATGGAGAAACAAACATGGTAAGACCATTTGACGTTAGTAAATTTCGTAAAGATATTACGAAAAGCATTAGTGGTTTAAGTGTAGGCTTTAATGATCCAACAGATTGGGTTAGCACAGGCAGTTATGCACTAAACTATCTAATAAGTGGAGACTTTAATAAAGGACTTCCACTAGGAAAAGTAAGTGTATTCGCAGGAGAATCAGGTGCAGGTAAAAGTTATTTTGCATCAGGTAATGTAGTTAAGTCTGCACAAGAACAAGGTATCTTTGTAGTATTAATTGATTCTGAGAACGCATTAGATGAAACGTGGCTAAAAGCATTAGGCGTAGACACAAGCGAAAGTAAACTATTAAAATTAAGTATGGCAATGCTAGATGATGTTGCTAAAACTATTAGTACGTTTATGAAAGATTATAGGGATATGGCTGAGGGTGAAAGACCTAAAGTACTATTCGTAATTGACTCATTAGGCATGATGATGACACCGACAGAACTTAATCAGTTCGATGCAGGTGACATGAAAGGCGATATGGGTCGTAAAGCAAAAGCTCTAAAGGCATTAGTAATGAACTGTGTTAATATGTTCGGTAGTTATAATGTAGGGCTAGTAGCAACAAACCACACTTACCAATCACAAGATATGTTTGACCCAGACGATAAGATTTCGGGCGGACAAGGCTTTATCTATGCTTCAAGTATTGTTATTGCAATGAAGAAGATGAAACTTAAAGAAGATCAAGATGGTAATAAAGTAAGTGATGTACGTGGTATTAGAGCAGGTTGTAAAGTAATGAAAACTCGTTATGCAAAACCGTTCGAAGGCGTACAAGTTAAGATCCCTTATGAAACAGGAATGGATCCTTATAGTGGACTTGTTGATTTATTTGAAAAAGCCGGGTTACTTAAAAAGCAAGGTAACAGACTTGCCTATAAGGCTAAAGATGGAACAGAGATGATAGAATTTCGTAAGAACTGGATTGGTGAAAAACTACAAGTTGTTATGAATGATGTTCAATCTAGCGATGTCGGCTTAGATTTAGAAACAGAAGCAGAAACAGAAATCGAAACTGTTGAAACTGAATAAGAGGTTATTATGGACGAAGATTGTTTGCCAGAAATATGGAATGTTCTCAAAGAATATATTCCAGCAAAAGATAGACAAACAGCCGCCGATCATTGGGTGTCGTCATTGATTGACTTAGGTGTAGCAGACGAAACACTAACAGACTTGGGGAAAGAAGATCCACAAATCCGTAGTGCAGTAGCAGACGCTATTCCTGATGATGAATTAGTAGATGACGAAGATGAATACGGAGACGAATAAATGAGTTGGTACGGTAAAGTAACACATGACTTATCTAACTTACCTGGATTTATAATGCATTTTGAAAAAGAATTAGAAGATGCACGAAAAGATGTGGGTATATATGGTATTGTTGAAAAAAGTTTAAGGTCTTTACCAGGTATTACTGAGCATCGTTTTAACCAGTTACAAGAGGTTGAGGCGGTGCTTAATCACCTACACATTCAGTTACGAAAAATTAGACGTAAGTATTTTCAAAAATATCTAGAAACATA